TCCTGCACCTATGTATTCTCTTGATTCTGACCCTGCATTTATATGCACTGCCGGAAATTGCTCTATCTCGTCCCAGTATTTAAGCGTAGGTTCTGCTCTACAATCTAGGTCTGTGAGGTAAGCTCCGTTGCCATCTATTACTTTCAGCTGCTCGGCCATGGCAGTTACTATTCCCTGCCGTTTACTGGCATAAAGTCTGCTTACCTCAGTACTCAAAATACTCTCCTAGTATGAAACTTACGAAAAGCAGCTAGTACAGCTAACTCTCGTATTGTTTCGTCAATAATGTTTCTTGGGTCTCTATCCAAAGAAGCCAAACGGCTATTTCCTACCTCAAAAACTCCATACGGCTCCTGCTGGTACGTATAGTCTATTACAGGGTACCCTCTTGGAGGAACCATTATATTAGTTACTTTAACACTATTAGCAAACACACCTGTTCTATAATTTAGTTTAGGGCTGCCCATATTAGCTCTTATTGTTGCGGGCAGTGCTTTGTTAAGGGCAGCTATTAGCTCAAAAGGAGAGGACGCGGTACCTTTACGAGTAAATTTTGCTTTCTTTATTCTTTTAGACCTGGTTAAAGTTATTTTAGGCTTACCGCCTTTCTTCTGCCTTACGCTAGAGGTACCTCTAGACTTGGCGGAGTATTTACCTGTGGGAGTTTTAACTCTCTTACGTTTAGAAGGTTTACCCGCTATCGATTTAACTAGCTGCTTCTCTACCTTCTGAACTAAGGAGCTAGAGCCTTTTATATCTGCCAATTTAGGGGCTATATAATCTATATACTGCCTAAAAACTTTAACTAAGGCCTTCTCCATCTGTGAGTCGACTCCTAGGTTCTCCTTGCCTTCTTGAAAATCAATAATGGAAAAGTATTGTGCTTTTAGCTTCCCCCTAGTTGTGACCATTTGGTTGTACTTAACGGTTAGCTTCTGGATTTCATTCATTTGGGCTAGGCTTATTTTCCCTTTTGTGAAAAAGCTCTCTAGATTGCTATCTAGTACCTTAAGTGCTTTTTGTGAGTCGACTCCAGATAAGTTCCCTAATCTGGAGATGCCTTGTGCAATACCTACTTGAGATACTGCATTTCCTCTAACTCCATGCCCTTTATGAATTAAGCTTTTTGTCTCTTCTTTTTGTGAAGCTGTTAAAGCACCGCTAGTAACTAGACTATCAAAAATTACATCTTTAATAATAGACATAGAACTTGTAAAATTAGTTACTATAAACACAGTTTTACCTAGCACAAACTTGGATTCAGGTAGAACTTCTGGCAATCGTCTAACTATAGTGTTAAAACGAGCCTTATTAGCCTTTTTACTACTAAAACTTTTCTGTAGTGAAGAGGCTTTAGATACTGCGGCTGCATAGGCTGTCTTTTCTGCGGAATTACTTATAATAACTCCGGTAGATTCTTTAATTATTTTTTTAAAAACCTTAATATCATTTAGAATAAGTAGCTGCCCCGTCTGGGCTTGTACGTCCTTCCTGGTAACATCTCTAGCTTCTTTCTCTAATGTTTTAAGAAGAGGCTTGGTTATATGCTTTGTTACATCAGATCGGCTCATTAGAAGCTCTTATATAAATCTAAAACTCTCTTTATATGATCTGGGAAAGTAATATTATTAGCCTGACTTACGGATGCGTTGTTACGAATCGTTGACCCCGCTATTACTCTCATCTCCTTATGCTCATCTTTATGATAATAGGTAACTAGGTCATATAAAGCTAGTTTGAGGTCTTCTGGAGTTTCTTCAAACCCTCCGCAATAAGTAACTCTTACAGCTCCCGGACCCTTACACCAGTTAAGAAACCCAGAACCTCCGGTTGTTTTTATAATGCTGTCAGTGTCAGTATCTATATAGTATTCGAAAGCTTCTTCTGTACGGTACTCATAATCTTGCTGATAGGAACTTCTCTCTTCTACAGTAACTACACCTTGTATAGGAAACTCACTAAGATAGACACGGGTAGTGTCATAGTCTATATTGAAAGTTTCAATTTTATCATCATCATAATGATCTACAAAAGTTCTACCACAATAAGTTTTTACTAATTGACTCACAGACGTAATAAGAAGCTCAAGACGTGCATCTTCTTTAGTAGTAGTTATACCACTTGTCTCTTTATACTCTTCCAATGTTATTAGATTTGTCATATAAGCCTATTAGTAAAAACTCGGGGGAGCGAACTCCCCCTTGTCTTTATTCTTAATCTAGTTAAAGATTATGCTGCAAAGTCGATCTTGATGCAACCATCATGGCCGGCAACACCCTCAGTAAGCTCTTCAAAACCTAGTGCTTGGCTAACAACGATCACAGAACGCTGCGCCATTACTTCGTAATCAGTCTCTAGCTTGATACCGCGTAGACGAGGTATCACGTAGTTACGGATATTAACAGCAAAGCCTGCAGGAGTACCCGCTGCTTCAGCTGGGAAGCTGTCTGATACAACTACTTGAGAACCGTAAACAGCTCCAACAGTACCATTAACCTTCATAGCGATATCACTACCAACTTCATTGATGTCTTGGAATCCCGCGTCATCTAGTAGATCGTAATAACCGTTCTGGCTAACTACGTAGGCGATATCACGAGGATTCATACCGTACTTACCCATTACCTGACGAGCGTCAAGTAGGCCTGCAGCTGTTAGAAGTGCACCACCTCCAATACTTAGAGTACTATCAGTGATAGAAGCATAAGTATCTAGGCCATCAATTGAGCCAGCTCCGTTGATAATCATGCTATCAACTGCTCGTGCATGTGCACGTGCAACTGCATCTACAAGCATAGGCAATAGAGCAATAAGAATTTGCTCATCAGTATCGTTGTCGATATATGTGCTTGAGATTAGACGATATGCATTAAGGATTACTTGCTGCACGTCGAAGGCTGCATCTACTGCACCGTACTCTTCCAAGTTACCAGAAGTATCGCCGGTAGTCTGGAATGTAGCAGGGTTTGAATCAGGCTGCATAGGTAGAACTGTAGCGCCGGCAATCACTGGGATTTCACGGAATAGTCCTGCTACGCGTAGCTCTTGCATAATTTCTTTTTCGATGCGGTTAGCAACGGTTTGATCAATGTCAGCAGCAGATGTAGTATAATCAACACCAGCTTTTTCCATTAGGGACTTTGCGAAATCAGTTTCAAAGCCTTTATCAGTGATAATACCCAAAATATGTGCCTGTACAAATTCGTCAGCGAATTTTACAATTCCCTCACCATTGTTGCCACGATCATTAAAGCGCATTTTTGACTCTTGAATAGAAGCCAATTCTGCAGCTTTTTCGTCTAGTTCCTTGCGGAAAGACTCAATAGTTGCAGCCATGTCGGCGTCTTTTGCGGAAAGCTTTTGTTCGAAATCTTTGGCTAGTTGCTCAGTGCCAGTAATTACTGATACTTCTACAGCTTTGCGAGTTTCTTCGTCTTGAGCTTGTTTTGCAGCTTCAGCATCAGCAGTAGCTTTCGCTTGTGCTTCGTCTGCAGCTTTCTTTTCAGCAGCTTGTAATGCGATTTTAGTAGCAGTTTCATCCGCTACTTTCTTCATCAAAGCTTCTAGGTCTTTAGGATCCATTGTTTTCTCCTGATGAGAAGCTTGTGCTTCTCCGTCCGGTGCGTCGCTAGCTATGCTAGAAGCTATTGCTTCTTCCTTAGCCAGAGACTGACCGGCTAGGTCTACACTATGTGTGAAAGTTTTTTTATAGTCTTCATATTCTTTTTCAGAACTAAAAGACTTCGCTAATGAAAAGGTAGCAGCTTGATTACAAGGTACCGATACTACTGATACTTCGAATAATTCCGCGTCTTTAATTAACAGGCCGTTGGTTTCTTCTATATAATCTGCATCCTTAACTCTGAAACCAACAGAAAATGCTCCAAGGATACCGTCCTTAATTAGGTCGCAAACATCGCCTGCGGCCTTACTAATTTTTACTTCGATCTCTAGTCCATTATCAGACACGGTTACACCCGTGGCTTTTCCTATTGGACGATCGTAATTGTGATTGAATAAAATTACAGGGTTAGCTTTAAAATCAATTAACCCGCCTTTATTCCAAGCATTGGGGTCAATAATATCTCCAGATCTATCTATGTCTGGAGTAGACGCCATGCCTCTAATTACTACGCTTCCATCATCTTGAGATTTTACTTTCTCGAAGGACGATGTTAGATTAAAAACTTTATTAGTTATTTTCATCTGCTGCTGCCTTCTTCTCTGCTTCTTCAGAGTCTTTGGCTTTTTTAGCCGCCTTCATAGCAGCAGTTAGGGCTGCTTTAGGGTCATCTTTAGGGTCGGAAGATACCTTGTCTTTAATCTTATCAATTAAACTGGGCTCTTCTTTTTTGGCATTAACTGAGTTCGCTTTTACTACGGGA